GGCCATCTCCAAGAAGGCCCATGACGAAGGTAAAGGCTACGTGAAACCTGTTGCGCTTGCAGAAGCGCTCAAGGCACGAGTCATCACTAGCGGTGAGGGCGCCACCACCAAGGCGCTCCATCCTCTCCAAAAGTTTATGTGGCGGCTACTCCAGCCCCACCCGACCTTCAAGCTTACTGGACGCACCGTTTCGGCACGCGTCGTAGAAGAGCAGATTGGCTCGGACTTGAAAGATGATGAGTACTACATCTCTGGCGACTACAGCGCTGCAACTGATAACCTGGCTTCCTGGGTTTCTGAATGCATCGCTAACCGAATCGCGGACAATTGTGGGCTTACCCACGAGGAGCGCGTGTTGTTCCTACGCTCCCTTTCCGGCAATGTCCTTTGCCCGAAAGATGAACCGCAGCGCGAGCAGCGGTGGGGTCAGCTGATGGGTTCCATCGTCAGCTTTCCAGTTTTGTGCATCGCTAACGCAGCGATGACACGCCTCGCAATTGAGATCGGGCGCAACCGCCGTCTCACATTGCAGAAGTGCCACATGCTCATCAATGGCGATGATGTCTGCTTCAAATCTACATTCCACACATACAAGTGCTGGGAACAGATCACCGGCTTCGGTGGGCTCGAATCGAGCCTTGGAAAGACCTACGTCACACGCGAGTTCGTGCAAATCAATAGTCGGAACTACTGGCGCCTTGAGAGGCCCCGGTATGAGATCCACGACGAAGATGACATGAACGACGAAGATGAGCCCACTACACAGGTGGTCTTCAAGGAGAGATGGCTTCACGATCCAGGATTCGTGAACTTCGGCCTTTTGATGGGCATGAAGCGTTCGGAGGAAGGACCGAGCGACCATGATGGCAAAGTCACCATCGCCGACGTGCACGACACCGACGACACTATAGGCTCGCGAGCCGAAAAGTTGATCGAGTGCTGCCCATCGGAACTCCGCGAAGTGGTATATAAGAGGTTTGTCAATCAGCACAGGACAATTCTCGAAGATGTGAAGGTTCCTTGGTACATTCCTGCACGGCTCGGAGGAGTCGGCCTACCATACCTGCCAACACTGGACGACACGTCATCACGACGCCAGTTTGGCCCATCTGCCGAAAACCTCGGCACGGTGGCTCGCATCCTGCGCGATAAAACTAAGGACGGACGTCCGAAGTTCCCCGTCTTCTGCCCACCTAAGGCGGTCGACTGGTTCAC